TAGAAAGAGCAAAAGCAAGTAAACAACCTAACTACTTATTATGGGTGTTTTTAATCGTTCTTGTTTTAGCAGCTTTACAGTTGTTTAAGAAATTTATATGAGTATAAACAAACGTTATAGACTAAGTCCTGATGAAGCAGAAATATTGTTTCGTTATAGAGGTTTAAAAGCAGCTTCAGAAGAAGCAGGTGTAGATGTCAATAGCGTAAAACACGGTTGGCTTAAAACTAAACAAGCAAGTCTATTCTTTAAAAACCCACTACATAAAGACGAAGCAGAAAACAAACTTGAAGAACTAAGCAAAAAGCTTATAGAAGACTTAAAAGAGTTTGCACCTAAGTTTCCTAAGTTAGTACGCAAAGAAAAAACGAAAGATTATCTATTAGTAATTGATCCTGCAGACATTCACATAGGCAAACTTGCAGATAGTTTTGAAACAGGCGAAGACTATAACAATCAAATTGCCGTTAAACGTGTCAAAGAAGGCGTACAAGGCATTCTAAACAAAGCGCAAGGTTTTCCCATTGACAAGATTTTATTTATCGGTGGTAACGATATTCTACATATAGACACACCACACCGTACTACAACTTCTGGGACTCACCAGGACACGGATTCTATGTGGTATCGCAATTTCTTAATAGCCAAGCAACTCTATGTAGACATTTTGCTTCAGTTGATCGCAGTAGCAGACGTACATTTTACTTTTAACCCAAGTAATCACGATTACCAAACAGGTTTTTTTCTTGCAGACGTTATAAAAACGTACTTCAGAAACTGCAAAAATATAAGCTTCGACTGTTCAATAGCACATCGTAAAGGTTATAAATACGGACAAAATCTTATAGGCACTACACACGGAGACGGCGCAAAGCATCAAGACTTACCTTTGCTTATGGCTACAGAATTTCCTGTAGAATGGTCTGAAACTAAACACAGGTACGTCTATACGCACCACGTTCACCACAAAACAAGCAAAGACTATATAGGAGTAACCGTAGAATCTTTACGTTCTCCAAGTGGCTCAGATTCTTGGCACCACAAGAAAGGTTATTTGTCTTTAGCTGCAGTAGAAGGTTTTATTCATCACCGTGAAAACGGTCAAGTAGCAAGATTGACTCATTTGTTCTAAGCAAATCAAAAAAAATTTTACTTATTATATTGTTTATATATATTTTTTATATATATTTGATATATAATTAACATTTAAAAAACACAAAAAAATGACAGTACAATATTTAAAATCCTTGAAAATCACTAAGCTAAGAAAAGAAGTAAAAAAAGTAATTTCATGGGATAGATTTGATGGATGTTCAAGAGAAATAATAATAAATAGTATTGAAAAATATGAAAAAAAATCCTCTCCTAAATATTCTTTATTTATGCAAGAATTAAAAAATGCTGAACCGCAATTTTAATATTATATAATTTGAAAAAATAATTTTAATAAAATAATAATAAATCAACTATGACAAAGAAAGAGATTGAGCAATGGGCGAAAATCCCAATGAAGCAAAAGCTAATCAACCTACCGAAAGACCTCTTTAAGAAGATAGAGGCATCAGCTAAGAAAAATGCGAGAAGCGTAAACAAGGAGATTCAAGTTCTACTGGCTCAAGCAATTACAAAATCAAAAAACCAATAACAATGAAAAGAAAGGAAAAACTGGAAACAATGCTTAAAATACAAGAGGGCATAAATCAATTTAAGTTGCTAATTGAAATACAATTAGACAACGTAGGCAAACACGGAAAAGACTTTAGCTTTATTCGTAAAAAGTATTTACACGACATAGACATATACAATATGTGTATAATACGCTTAGAAGAAAGATTTACTAAACAACTTAACACACTTAAATAATGAAATCAATATTATTAGAGCAGCTAGACTATTGGAAAAAAGAACTTAAATCTAGAAAGGAAAATAAATCTAGTGAATGGAAAATTGAACTAGCACAAAGAAAAATTAACGCAATATCAAAAGACTTAAATAAATAGATTATGAAAAAGGAAGAACTAAAAGACACGATTTACGGCATAGTATATTTATGCACTTTAGCTGCAATGTATTACTACACTATTTTAATATTTGGATAAGATGAAAGGAGAAATAGAAATATTTAAGAACGAAGACGATATAGTAGAGTTTGGAATACACGACACAAGTTTTCGTGTTTGCATAGAAACTGAAACGTATTGGCAGGAAGAAGCAGTAAGCTTTAACGGATTTACTGACGAAATACAATACGAAGAACACGAACAGACAACAACGTTTGTTAGAATGGACACGCTAGAATGTTCCGGCACTATGTACTATTCTAAGGAAGATATATGTTCAGAACTTGAACGAATGTTAAACGAAGACAACTGCTAAGATGAGTAAACGTGTAGGCAGAAGGTGGTTTAAGTTTTTAGATAATTGGTACTTTTTAAAGTTTGGTAACGAAGGCGAATACAGTAGTAATATACTTGGAAGCAAAAAAGAACCTTACTACTTAACTGAAGCACAAATGCTTTACGAAACTGAATACACTTACGAATCTTTAAGCGAAGACGAAAAAAAAATATACAATAAGAAATATGAATGATCCATTTAAACTTGAATTTTGGGACAACTTTAATGATAGTCTCTATTTTGATTACTTACTAAAACGTGAAGAAATGTTAAACACTTACAGAATAACTTACAAACAATACGCAGGTAGTGACACAAGCGCACCTGTAAGCTATGCAATTAAATACTTAAAAGCATACAACAAACACGATGCAATTAGTGCCTTTAACTTGTGGAAAGGACTTATAATAAAAGTAGAACTATGCGACTAATAGAAATAATTTACTGTGCTATAATAACTTGGATATATGGAAGACTTAATTAAACAGGTGATAAAGAAAGACGGACTTGCTACAAAACACAGGCACGTTCAGTTAGTAAATAAGAGAATATATCTCTATACAATTATGCGTAAACACGGAATGCCTTACCAAAAGATAGGTTCGTTTTTTAATAGAAACCACGCTACGATCATACACGGCATAAAACGTTACAAAGACTTAACAAAGTATGAAGACGAAATGCTAAAAATAGACACAGAAGAATACGAACAAGTATTTGGTAAAATACCTGTACCTAAGAAAACTTACAACTTAGAAAAAGACGTAAGAAAAGCAACTACAATACAAGATTTAGATATAATTAAAAGAAGGATAGACAATAATTTGTATTAATTTATTATATTTACAAAGCCGGTGGGGCAATCAATTTTTTTAAGTGTTACGTGAGTAGGAGTCCCCACCCTCCGAAAGCGTAACACTATTTTTTTATATAAAAAACATGAACATATTAAAAAAAGCAAATCAAATTGTTAATGAAAGGTCCGAAGAAAAGCAAAGAGAATACGGAGATTTTATTGACTGTATGAAAAAAACGGCAAGACTTGCTTCAGAGTTTTCAAATAAACATATAACAACTTCAGACGCATATAATGTATTGATTGCTTTAAAAATGGCGAGGCAATCAAATGCACATAAAGAAGATAATTTATTAGATGCTGTTGCATACATAGGCAGTTTAAATGAGCACTTAAACACAAAAAAAAATGAGTAACATATTTGAAAATGAATATAAACAACTTTTAATGAGAGTTTTATTAAAAGGAGAATTAGTTGATAACCGTACAAAAGAAAAAACGTTTACGCTTTTTAATCAAAATTTTAATATTGATTTAAAATATGGTTTTCCGATTGTAACAGGTAAAAAAGTATTTTTTGAAAAAGCACTACATGAGTTTAAATGGATATATGAAGGGCGAGTTGATTTAGATTATTTGAATAAAAACAATATTAGTTGGTGGAATGATTTTGCAAAAAATGGTAAACTAGGCAAAATATATGGTTATCAAATAAGAAAGTTTAATGGCAAGTTTGACCAAGTTAAATATGCTGTTAATGAAATAAAACAAAATTCAAGGAGGGCAATTATATCTTTATGGAACCCAACTGATTTGAAAGAACAAGCATTGCCATGCTGCTATACGCAATTAACTTTTGTAAGAATAAAAGATAAATTAAATATGCTTATAAATTTTAGGTCTTCAGATTTATTTTTAGGTCTCCCCTATGATGTAATATTTGCTTCTTTATTTTTATATACAATTGCAAAAGAATGTAATTTACAGCCATCAAATATTGGAATTAATATAGCAAACGCACATATTTATGAAAATCATAAAAAGCAGGTATTAGAATATTATCGTAAACCAATTTATATTTTACCAACTTTAAAAGGTAATTATGATAACTATAAAATTGAAAACTATAAATCAGGTGAATTAATAAAAGCAAAATTAGTATTATGAATAGATTTGAATTAATTAGAAAATGGGCACACAACAAAGGTATTTACAAAAAAGGAGACCCAAAAACGCAAACTTTAAAACTTGTTGAAGAGTCAGGTGAATTAGCTAAAGCTATTTTAAATAATGACCAAGACGAAGTAATAGATGCTATAGGAGATTGCGTTGTTGTTTTAACAAGTATAGCGCACATGAGAGGTGTTACTATTGAGCAATGTATTGACCAAGCTTATCAAGTAATTTCTAAAAGAACAGGTAAAATGAATAATGGAACATTTGTAAAAGATAAGTAATGAGAACATATAAAGCAAAAATTAAAATGAAAGATGATTGGAGAAATTTAAATACAGGGCACTTAGGTGAAAAAATATTTAATCTTTGGTTTAATTCTAATTATGAAACAGAAAAATTATTTAAACAATGTGCCGACCGCGATTACGATGGAATTGATTTTGCAGATGAAAAAGGTTACACTTATCAAGTTAAGGCAACAAGAGCACGCAGTTATACGTTTAATTGCTATTTAGATGATCTTAACGGGCATTTAAAAAGCGATATATATGTTTTTATACAAATACATGAAAAGTATGCTTATATTGAAAGTTTATACAATAAAAATGAAATACTTAATTTAGCTAGGCAAAGTTTTAAAGAAGAAAAATCTTGCTTTGTTTATGCAAAGGATTTATTGCAACAAAAATTATTTTAATATGGAAGGGTGGGTAAAGTTACATAGACAATTTATACACTGGGAATGGTATGATAAGTCTGAAACTGTACATTTATTTTTGCACTGTTTATTAAAAGCAAATCATAAAGATAAAATGTATAGAGGCATATTAGTAAAAGCAGGAACATTTTTAACTAGTCGTGATATTTTAAGTAGAGAGCTCGGTTTAAGTGTAAGGCAAATAAGAACTTCACTAAGTAGATTAAAAAAGACCAACGAGTTGACCATTAAAACAAGCGCACAAGGCACTGTAATTCAGGTTGTTAAATATAACTATTACCAACTACAGTCTAACAAAGTGACCAGCAACAGACCAACAGTAGACCCGCAACAGACCACTAACAATAATGATAATAATGATAAAAAGAAAATAATATATAGGTCATTTGCACATTTAACGCTTTATGAAAATGATTTTTTAAAACTAAAAAAAGAATATACGGAGCTTCAAATTTTAGAGGTTTTAGATTCTATAGAAAACTTTAAACAGAATACTAAATACAAATCATTATATTTGACAGCTAAAAATTGGCTTAAAAGAATGCCAAAACACGAAGAAGATAAATTAACACAAAAAGCAAAAAGGTTGGGATATGCTTAGAAAAGGAGAACAATTAAAATACTTACTTGACTATAGAGACGGTAAGATAAAGCAAGGTTTAGAAATAGGTTGCGAACTTGATAAGCACATAGTATTTAAACCTAAACAACTGAATATAATTCTTGGACACGACAATGTTGGAAAATCCTACTTCGTCTTTTTCTACTTTTTGACACTTGCACTTAAACACGATTTAAAGTTTTGTCTATGGGCAGGAGAAAATAGCTACGGTCAGATTCTTCGTGATATGATACAAATGTACACAGGTAAAGCATACAAGACTTTAAGTCATAAACAAATAACAAGCGCAGCTACTTACTTAGAGCAATACTTTGACTTTATAGATAATTCAAAGCTTTACAAACCTGCAGAACTTTTAGAACTTTTTAGGCAGTCAGACGCTAACGCTTGTTTAATTGATCCATACACCGGCTTAGACAGAAAGATGGGTTACGAAGGCAACTACGAATTTTTGAATATGGCACGGCAATTTGTAAACGAAACAGGTAAGACTATCTACATAAACACGCATCCAACAAGTGAAAGTGGTAGAGGTGGTAACATATTTCCTACAGGTCACAATTGGGCAGGTCACCTTAAACCACCAATGGCTGCACACATAGAAGGCGGTAAAAGCTTCTTAAATAGATGCGATGATTTTTTAGTAATACACAGACTTGTAAAACACGAATCAATGAAATATGTAACTTTAATTTCTGTAGACAAAATAAAAGACACAGACACAGGAGGACAACAAACCTTGTTAGAAGACTATATATTTTGTGAATTTAATCGTGGTTTAGGTTTTGAAATAGGAGGCGTAAACCCACTTAAAAATATAAGATGAACACACTTGAAATACTAAAAGCAAAGATTAACCTAAAGACTACGATTATAAAGTTTAAAGCAAGTCTTGACGAACTTGTAGAAAAACACGAAAGCAGAACAGACTTGATAAATTCAATGAAAGAAAGCTTACAAGACATAGAACACTTTCATTCTGTTTTTAAAGACTTTGAAATCGAATACTATTTAGAATGTAAAGCTAATCTGAGAAATCAAATAATAATAGCAGAACATAAACATGAAATAGACAAGCTTAGTAAGATTGTAAAAAATGCTAAATTAGAATTATGAAATGTCCACAATGCGGAGAGCCAATAAAATGGCAAGAGCAACACGAATACGAAGACTTCAACTTAGAAGATGACGGCATAATAAACGTACACTTATGCACTAACATAGATTGCAACGTAGAGGAGGTTTACATATTTCAAAAAGACGATGCCACGTTGTAAACATTGCAAAGAGAAATTTGAAGCGAAGCACTTTAATCAAAAATATTGCTTTAAGTCTGAATGCGTTAAAGTATGGGTACAAACTGCAAAAGTCAAGAATTGGAAGAAAGAAAAGAAGCAATTGAAAGAAGAACTTGAAACGGTGCAAAGCTTAACTAAAAAAGCGCAGCGTTATTTCAACGCATATATAAGAGCAAGAGATATAGCAAAAGGTTATCCGTGTATTTCTTGTGGTAAGCCACTACGCAAAGGAAACATAGATGCCGGTCATTACTATTCGGCAGGTGGACACGGTTCTGTTAGGTTCAATCCTTTTAATACTCACGCACAATGTAGTAGACCGTGCAACAAAGATAAAAGCGGTGATTTATTAAACTATCAAATCGGTATAGAAAAACGAATAGGAGGCGAAGAACTGTTTAAACTACACGAAGAAGCACACAAAACACGAAAGTACACACGACAAGAATTAAAAGACATTATAGAATTGTATAAACAAAAAGTAAAAGATATGAAATAAAAACACTATATTTGTATACACAAACACTTAATTAATTTACATTATGAAACATTTATTTAAAGCACTTGCAGCTTTTCAGCAAGAAGTAAAGCCAATATTCAAAGGCACAAAAGGTTATGGTTATTCGTATGCAGACTTGCCTACAATCTTTGACAAGATTAACCCGTTATTAGAAAAACACGGATTAGGATTCACACAATTAATTAACACACACGAAGAAGATAACTACTTAAACACTATTATCTTTCACGTTGAAAGCGGTGAAACGTTAGAATCAAACACACTTATTCCACAAGCAACACTAAAAGGTATGAACGACTATCAAAGTTTTGGAAGTGGTGTAACATACTTCAGACGTTACGCACTATCTTCTGCACTTGGTTTAGTAACCGACAAAGACACGGATGCAGCAGGTGAACAAGTACCTGTAGTTAAGAAAGACAAGCTATCTAAAGAACGTTTTAAAGATGCGTTAAAAGCGGTACAAGAAGGCAAGATAACGAAAGACAAACTTACAGACAAGTTTGCACTAACTAACGTTCAATCTAAAGCACTTGAATTATGCTAAAGATTAGATGTTCTTCTATTGGTAAGATAATGACTAAGAGTAGAAGTAAAACAGAAACACTAAGCAAGACTTGTAAGACATATTTACAAGAACTTGCAATAGAAGAAATGTACGGCAAACGTAAAGAGTTTAGCAGTAGGTACACGGACAAAGGAAACGAAGTAGAAGACGATGCAATAAAGCTATGCGAAAACGTTTTAGACTTAGGTTTTATAATCAAGAACGAAGAACACTTTACAAACGACTACTTAACAGGTACACCCGATGTAAACACGGACATAATACTTGATGTTAAATCTTCTTGGGATGCTACAACGTTTCCGTTCTTTGCAGAAGACATACCAAACAAAGACTACTATTTTCAGCTTCAAGGTTATTTAGCACTTACTCAGAAGACTAAAGCTTACTTATGTTATTGCTTAGTAAACACACCTACGCTTATGGTAGAAGACGAAGTAAGACGTGCACATTGGAAAGAATATTTAATAGATGAAAGTGATGAACTTCGTGAACACGTTGAAGCACAACACAACTTCGACAACATACCTGCAGAAAAACGAATTAAAACGTTTGTAGTTGACTATGACGAAGAAGTAGTGCAGTCAATCTACGACAGAATAGAAGAATGTAGAAAGTATTACGAAACACTAATAAGCTAAGAAATGGACAATCAAATATTTCAATATTATAGAGAACTACAAAAAAGCGAACAACAAGCTAAACAACTTTTATTAAAGCTTGGCTACGTTATAGGAGACAAAGCAGCAATAGAAGAAACTGTTATGCTTATCAAAAGCAGAAAGATAGATTTTATAAAAGGTGTTGACTTAATTACTAAAGAACTAAACGATCATAAAGAAGATGAAAACACGAAAGAGTAAAGTCATTACATTAAGAGTAACAGACGAAGAAAAGAAGCTTTTAGAATTGAAAGCAAGGCGCACACGAAAGACGTTAAGCGCATACATTTTAAGTAAAACAATAAAGTAAATGGAACAGAAAGACAACACAGGTGCAATTTTTAAGAACGACTACAAAAAGACGGAACAACACCCGGACTACAAAGGCAAAGCAATGATAGACGGCAAAGCTAAAGACGTAGCAGTTTGGTTAAACGAATCACAGAACGGCAAAAAGTATTTTAGCTTAAAGTTTTCAGAACCTTACCAAGCAGAAGCAGAAGCACCAAAACAGAATATGCCACAAGACTTACCAAGTAGCGATTTACCTTTTTAGATTAGGTTAGTTTAGATTAGTTAAGCGTACAGAAATGTGCGCTTTTTTTTATTAATAAAGTTTAGTTAAAAAGCATGTGTGTATACGATTAGAAAATAATCACTACATTTGTTTAAATACTAATCAATGAAATGGCTTAGTAAAGTTGCAGAACACCATCATGAGTATTTACATATAGTAAAAAAACTAGGTGCAAAAGAATACTCGGAAGACATAGTGCAAGAGATGTATTTAAGAATTACAAAATATTGCAGTCCTAATAAAATACTTTTAAAGGATGGGTCTGTTAATAAAAACTATATTTATTTTATTTTAAGAAATTTATTTTTAGGTTATTGTAACGAACAAAATAAAGTTTTTAAGGTTAATATAGAAGAAATGTACAACTTGGGAGTAGAATACGACTACATAGAAGAAACAGAAGCTTTTACTTCTTTAATTCATAAAATAGATAGCGAAGTAGAGACTTGGCATTGGTACGATCAAATGCTTTTTAACCTGTATCGTGAAAGTGGTAAGTCAATAAGAAAACTTTCTGAAGAAACACGAATAAGCTCAAGCAGTATATTTCAAACTTTAAAGTATTGTAAAAACGAAATACGAATAAATGTAGGTGAAGACTATGAAGATTATATAAACGAAGACTACGAAATTATATGAACGAAAAAGACGTACAAGCAGAAATTAAAAGACTGCAAAGCAAAATAAACGGCAATGCAGAACAAGACAATGAAACACTTGAACAAATAGAAGAACTTCAAAAAATTTTAAATAAAACAGATGGCGAAGAAAACAACAAAAAAACGAACGACTAAAAAGAAGTCTGAAGGATTAGGAGACACAATAGAAAAGATAACTGAAGCTACAGGTATAAAAGCAGCAGTAAAATGGTTAGCAGGTGACGACTGCGGATGTGAAGAACGAAAAGAAAAGCTAAATAACCTTTGGCGTTATACACAACCTAAGTGCCTACAGGAAGACGAACACGCCTGGCTACACGAATGGTACACTAAAAGAAGTGAAACTATGAAGCCAAGCGAACAAAGACAAATGCTTACAATCTATAATAGAGTATTTAGTACTAACCAACAACCTACACAATGTTCAAGCTGCTTAAGAGAAATTAACATTAAGATGTTGAAAATTTACAAAACCTATTAAGATGCCTATACCAAAACCAAAAGCAGGAGAAAAGCGCAGAGATTTTATGGCACGTTGTATGTCAGACAATACAATGGTAAACGAATACGGCACAGAGCAACGTTTAGCAATATGTTCTACAAGCTATAAAGACAACCTACAAAAAAACGAAAAAGACAATGGCAAAAAGAGGTAGACCAAGAAAGATAGAAAGCCAAGAACAAATGTACGATATGTTCAAAGCTTACAAAGTCAACAGAAAGACGAATCCTAGAATTAAATACCACTTAAACCAAAGAGGCGGTGAAATGGTAGGAGAACCATTAGAAGTACCTTTAACAATGGAAGGTTTCGAAATATTTTGTTGGGAAAAGTTTGACTTAACAATAAGCAACTACTTCGATAAGAAAGAAGAATACAAAGATTTCTATACTGTCTGTACACGCATACGCAAGGAAATTCGTGAAGACCAAATTACAGGAGGTATGGTAGGTCAGTATAACCCAAGCATTACACAACGTCTAAACGCACTAAAAGAGCAGATAGAACAAACGAACATAGAACAACCATTATTCCCCGATGTTAAAGAGAACGACTGCGATTAATAAAATCTTAGCGTTAAAAAAACGAATCAAGATTATACAAGGTGGAACGTCTGCAGGAAAAACTTTCGGCATTATTCCCGTGATAATAGACAAGTGCGCAAAGCAAAGCGGTTTAGAAGTTAGTGTTGTAGCAGAATCTATTCCACATTTGCGTAGAGGTGCGCTAAGAGATTTTCTAAAGATAATGAAGTGGACTAACAGGTTTGTAGATGAACGCTTTAATAAGTCACTACTGAAATACGAATTTGCAAACGGCAGCTTTATAGAATTTTTTAGTGCAGACGATTCAAGCAAGTTAAGAGGTGCTAGACGTGATATACTTTACGTTAACGAATGTAACAATGTTAACTTCGAAGCATACAACGAACTTAGCATACGAACAAAAAAAGAAGTGTACTTAGACTTTAATCCTGCTAATGAATTTTGGGTAGAAGAAATAAAAGAAGACAAAGAAGCAGATTTTATAATTTTGACGTACAAAGACAACGAAGCTTTAGACGTAGGTATAGTAGAGCAAATCGAAAAGAATCGTTTAAAAGCAGAAACAAGCACTTATTGGCGTAATTGGTGGAAGGTCTACGGACTTGGTGAACTTGGTATGCTTGAAGGTGTAGTATTTAGCAATTGGAAGCAGATTGACACGATACCAAAAGAAGCACGACTTGTAGGATTGGGAATGGATTTTGGTTACACGAATGATCCAACTTCTATTATAGAGGTTTGGAAACATAACGAAACACGAATACTAAACGAAATAGTCTACCAAACAGGTCTGCTTAATTCAGACATAGCAAAGAAGCTACCTAAAGACGTACCTGTTTACGCAGATAGTGCAGAACCTAAAAGTATCGCAGACATACAACGCTATGGGATAACTATTAAAGGTGTAACAAAAGGTAGAGACAGTATTAACTACGGAATTGATGTAATGCAACGTGAAGAATATTTAGTAACGTCTAATAGCACAAACCTAATTAAAGAACTTAGGTCTTACTGTTGGGATACTGACAAGACAGGTAAACGACTAAACAAACCCATAGACAACTACAACCACGCAATAGATGCGGTGCGTTATCACGAAATGGAAACGCTTGGAATGAACAAGAATTACGGAAGCTATAATGTTCTGTAAAGTACAAAAACACGAAAATTAAGTTATTACTATATGAAGTTAGATATTACTCTTCCTACAAGCTTATCTGAAATACCATTAACAAGGTATCAACAATTCATTGAAATGAAAGATAATAGCAATGATGAAGAATTTATTGCACAGAAAATGATACAGATATTTTGTGG